CAAGCAGAAATTGAAAGACTGTTAAACATGAGCCATGATATGTTCAGACATATTGTAGCCCTGAACACGTACACTGAGCCGTTTTTAAGTTTAAAAGCCAACGAACAACGAACAATTATTGAACAACTTTTAGGCATTACACTGTTAAGTGAAAAAGCTGAAGCATTAAAACAACAAAACAAAGATACTAAAGATGCCATACAAAGCGAAGAATTTAGAATCAAAGCCGTGCAAGATGCCAATAAACGAATTCAAGATCAAATTGATGCATTAATTCGACGTCAGACTTTATGGAGTAAAAAACATGAGGACGATGTTGCTGCTCTACAAACTGCTTACGATCAACTGGCAGAATTAGATATAGAATCAGAATTGGATGCACACAAACGATTATCTGATTATTCTTCTAAAGAGAAAATAATTAACGATTTAAAAGCATGGATTAAACGATGCGAACAAGACGAAGTAAGGGAAACCCGTGAAATTGAAAAGCTCAGAAATGAAATCCAAACGTTGGAGAATCATACTTGTCACTCGTGCGGGCAAGCGTTCCACGACTCCAAACAAGAAACCCTATTAGAAGAGAAAAAGAAAACACTACAAGAATCTGCACTGCAGGCCCTTGCCACTAACACACAATACATGGAACACACTGATGCACTTACAGCATTGGGAGAACTAGGAACCAAGCCTACAACTTTTTATAAAAATGAAAGCGATGCGTTCGAACATCGAAGTAGTATGGCCAGTGTATTAACTCAGTTAACTGCAAAGCAACAAGAAACTGATCCTTATGCAGATCAAATTGTAGAAATGCGCGAACAAGCGTTACAGGAAATCAATTATGATATTCTTAATGGTCTCACACGAATTAAAGATCATCAAGATTTTCTAGTTAAACTATTAACTAATAAAGACAGTTTTATTCGTAAAAAGATTATTGATCAAAACTTAAATCACTTAAATGCAAGACTCAGTTATTACTTAGATAAAATTGGATTACCGCACACTGTGAAATTCAACAATGATTTAACTGTTAGTATTGAAGAACTGGGTCGTGAATTAGATTTTGACAATCTCAGCAGAGGAGAGCGTAATCGATTAATTCTTTCTTTGTCTTGGTCTTTTAGAGACGTATGGGAAAGTTTGTATCAGCCTATTAATCTATTGTTTATCGACGAGCTAGTAGACAGTGGCATGGATGCCAGTGGGGTAGAAAATAGTTTGGCCATTTTAAAGAAAATGAGTAGAGAAAGTGATCGCAGTGTTTGGCTAGTCAGCCACAAGGACGAGTTAGCAGGACGAGTCAATAATATACTAACTGTTGTAAAAGAAAACGGTTTTACTAGTTATACAACTGATGTTGAAGTTATTTAACACCAACGAACTTCATATAGAAATCAGCAGCAAGTGCATGTTAAAATGCCCTCGCTGCCCTAGGACTGAGCTAAAACCTGATGTTCTGAATCAGGAATTTACTTTAGAAGAATTTAAAACTGCTTTTCCGCCAAGTATATTAAACAGCGTTAAAAAGATAATTTTTTGCGGTGACATCGGCGATCCAATTTATGCCACCGAATTCTTAGAAATTGTTGAATATGTCAAAAAGTTTAAAATTCAGTTAGTCGTTGTTACCAATGGTAGCTATAAAAAAGATCCGTGGTGGGTAAAATTTGGTAGTCTACTAGATTATCACGACGTGGTTCAATTTAGTATTGATGGGTGGGATAATGACAGTAATAACATGTATAGAATAAACAGTGATTACGACAGTATTATCAACGGCATTAAAGTTTTACGAGAAAATAGCAGTTGCACTATTAACTGGAGTTCTATATACTTTAACTTCAACGAAGATCATATGGATCTTATTAAAGCTCAAGCAACGAACGCAGGCGTAGATCAATGGCAGGCAGTAAGAAGTACAAAATTTGATGGAAGATACTCGATCAATGGTCAAGATCCGTTAAAACCTAAGAATTATGAAAATCAGAATTTTGGCACTGTGTATGCAAAAAACATAACAAAAATATCTAATAGAAAAAAAGCCATTGAAATCAAATACTTTACTGATAATCATAGTTGGGCAAAATGCTTAAACTGGAAAAAAGAATTGTTTATTAATGTAGGGGGTTTAGTTTTTCCTTGCCCGTGGTTTAATAGTGGATATCAATTCAATGACTTTGTACAAAAATATAAAACAAAATTAAATGTAAGGACAAGACCCTTGGACGAGATCTTAAATGACAATCTATGGGAAGAATTTATTGTGCGATTAGAAACTATGCCTTTGGAAATTTGTAAAATAAAGTGCAAAAATGATAGATAAAATATTTTGCACCGTGCCTTGGTATGAAGTGCATATTAACGCCGACGGCACTTATCATTCTTGCGGTGCTCAGCCCAATAGAATTAGCGGGACTCCTGACGCAAAAAAATATAATGTACATTCGATGACCATTGACGAATGGGTTGCCGGGCAGCATCAAGAATTTGCAAGGCATGGCAAACTAAATGGGGTTCGTGAACCTTTATGCGGCATGTGCTATCACGAAGAATCAATTGGGTCTGTTAGTAAGCGTGTCAGAGAAAACCTCAGAAGTAATATCGAGCCTTTGCGTTTTTATGAAACGTTTGATAAAGATTATTTTCAAAGTTTAAAACCAAATATCAATAGCTATCATATAAGTCTGGGCAATGAATGTAATCTTGCTTGCAGAATTTGCGGGCCTACCGCCAGCAGTAAAATTGCTGTAGCGGAAATCAAAGCAGGAACTTATAGTGGGCCTGCCAGGATGAACTGGACCGAAGACGAATCTGCATGGAATCACGTAGTTTCAACTATTTGTAATACTCCAGATTTAAAATTTGTTCATTTGATAGGCGGTGAAACTTTATTAAATCCAAAATTTGAAAATCTAATAGATCAACTGCTCGAGGCAAATAAAACTGACATTTATCTAGGCTTTACTACCAATGGTACTATTTTTAATCAACAGTTAATGGAAAAGCTTAATGCATTCAGGCATGTAGACGTTGGCATTAGTATAGAATGTACAGGTCCGTTGAACGATATGATTAGGCAAGGCTCTCACACTGAAGAAGTATTAGACAATATCGATTTATATTTAAAACATCGAAAAGAAGGCCATGTTTACATCACAGTCAGACCTGTTCCCAGCGCATTAAGTATACACGAACTAGATGACTTGTATAAGTGGTGTGTAAGCAGAAAACTAGATGTAATGACTAATATTTTAACTAGGCCAGATTATCTGCAAATTGCACAACTGCCTCCCGACGTTAAAGAACGTTTAGTTAAACAATATAGTAAATGGGATTATAGCGAACCTGCTCCGGCGAACAGTGATCCCAGAGACCCAACTTGGTTTAAACAACACATAGACAACGAAATAAAATCAATCATCACGGCACTATCACAACCAAACGATCCATCATTGACTCAAAAACTTTATCAAAAACTTTCATTATGGGGCTGGTTAGATCAACCAAATATAGCAAAATATTTTAAAACAAACTTTAAGGCATAACTAGTATGTACAATGACATGGCTTTATCAAACAACTCTAATAGAATCTTTACCCGAAGATTGTGTCGGATTCGTTTACATTATCACAAATAACATCACAGACAAAAAATACATAGGTAAAAAACTAGCTAAATTCGCAAAAACTACTCAAAAAACAATAAAATTAAAAAACGGCACAAAAAAGAAAAAGAAAATTCGCTCAAAAGTCGACAGTGACTGGAGAGATTATTATGGCTCAAGTCCTGAATTAAAAAAAGACATAGAACAATTAGGCGCTGACAATTTTACTAGAGAAATACTTTACTATTGTAAGTCAAAAGCAGAATGTAGTTATGTCGAGGCCCGAGAACAATTTACCAGGCGTGTATTAGAATCAGATGATTATTATAACGGCATAATTAATTGCCGTATCCATGGCTCCCATATAAAAAACAAACTAAGCATTTAAGACTCGCACAGGTCAATTTCATGTGCCCTATACCTGGATCTCGGATCGCAGGGATGGAAGACTCACCGTGCTAGTGAGCACTCAACCACTGCCCGAAAGGATGAAGATTGCCAATGCCGCAATTTGGTTGTTTGAATAGGAATAAAGGCTGAAAAGACGTCACAGTGATGTGACAAGGTTTATATGTATGTTAGCGTATAGATATAAACCTGCCGTTGGGATAAGACACAACTCGAGGTACAGGCCAACCGCCTCTGTAATGTTGTAACGCTAAGTGACTGTGCTACTCGGATGAAGCTCATTCATTT